ATACTTTAACCACTCCAATTTTTATGCATTTTACACAGATTTGCGCTTTGTTATATGGCTTTGTACAAAAAAAGCTTATCTTTGTTATATAACAAATACGAATCCCTTGTAAAATATAGGGTTCAGCTAAAAAAAATAAAACTTTAAAAAATTAGAAGCTATGGAAAATAAAAACTTTTTAGTTAGCATTAATAAAATGAAAGAATCTATAATCTTAGACCTAGAAAATTTAAGGAAAGGATATGGTAAAAGAAAGTTAGGAATTTCTGAAAATACAGGAATACCAATGGATTTATTAACTGTGTTGCTAAAACAATTAAAAATAGAAGGTAAGATAGAACTTATAATGATTTTGGATGAAGAAAACAGCACGCCAAATGGAAGCGGTTACTGCTTAACTGGTAATCTAGAATACGGCAAACAAAAGTGAACCAATAATGGCAAAACTAACTCGAAAAGAATTTGCGGCCCTTTGCCACACGAATCAACAGGTGATAAATACAAATGTTCAAAGGAATAATTTGGTGGTTGAAAAGAAAAAGATCAACACCGAGAATGCTCAAAATAAAGCCTTTTTTGATAGGTATCAAAAAAAGTTTGATGAAAACAGAAAGTCCACAAGTCAAATTTATAATGAAGTTGTAAAACCAATTCCAAAGCCAAAGAAAAAACCACTAGCCGAACCTTTGCCAGGGGTAAAGAAAAAAGCAAATAAAAAACCTGCCATCGTTAATAGCGATAGCAGGTCTAAAAAAGATCAAGACGATAAAAACACCCCCAGTGCCGCTGACTTAAAAAGCCAAGAGGTTATGGATTGGACTTTAAGAAAAAAACAAGCTGATGCAGAGCTGGTAGAATACCGAGCAGAGCATGAGCGATTAAAGATTGAAAAAATGGCTGGTAAATTAATACCGGTTGATTTAGTATTTCAGATTTTAAACATTCACAACAAGAGTATTTTTTCAACCTTTCAAAGTGATGCGGAAAATTTAGCTAGTGTATACTGCGAGATTTTAGCAGAAGGCGATAGGAGTAAACTTGCAGAAATTACAGATAAACTTTCTGTAATTATAAATTTAAACGTTGAGAAATCTAAAGATTTATCTCAAATGGAATTAGATAATGCGATTGAGGAATATTCAGAAACACTTAATAGAGGGCAAAGAAAATGATAGCAGACCAATGGAGTGACAAAGTAATGAGTTTTCAAGATAAACTCTATAGTTACAAATCAATTAAGGATATACCTAGCCAATGGATTGAGAAAAATGTAATATTACCAAAAGAAGTTTCACGATTTAACGGTAGGATGAGTTATGATTTGTCTCCTTACGCCAAGGAAATTGTAGACACCTTACACCCAGGAGATCCTACCAGGATGGTAGCTGTAATGAAGTCAGCTCAATCAGGAATTACGCAAGGATTGGTGGTTCCTGGGATGGCTTATATAATTGCTGAGAATCCAGATAATTTTTTGTTTACGGCTGGTGATAAGGATTTGGCGAAAAAAACAATTCGGGAAAGGTTTGATAATATCATGCAAGCAAGCAGCCTTAAAGATCTAATTAGACCAAACACAATAAGAGCAAAAGGACAGAGATCTGGAGATACCGACTTATCTAAAGAGTTTGCTGGAGGGTCTGCAATTATTGAGGGAACCAAAAACGCTGGTAAATTTAGATTTTTTAGTGTAAAGACGGTTTTTATGGATGATTTCGATGATGCTCCTAGAAGTGATAAAACAGAAGGAAGTATTAGGAAGCTGGTAGAGGGTAGGCAAACTTCCTATGGTAATCTAGCAAAAACCTATTATATTTCAACGCCTACAGTAAAGCAAACGTCTAATATATACGAGGTTTATATGCAAGGCGATCAAAGAAAATGGCATTGGTTGTGCGAAAGTTGCAAGGGATGGATGCCAACAGATTTTCAAATTAATGTAAAAAACAATAAAAGAGCTGGTATTGTATGGGAGACGGATAAAAACAATAAATTAATAAAAAACAGCGTTAGGTTTAAGTGTCCACATTGCGGTAATAAAGTTAGTCAAAAATCTAAGCATGCACTAAACCAAAAAGGTAAATGGATTCCAACCGCTGAGCCGATTGAGGAAAATTATAAAAGCTATTATATTAATTCGCTCATTATACCTCCTGGATTCTTTAGTTGGGTTGATTTAGTTAGGGAATTTTTAGAGGCATGTCCGCCAAAGAAACCCGTAAACGTTGATATGCTAAAGGCATTTTATAATGTTCGGTTAGGATTGCCATTTGAGGAAAGAGGAGAGGCCCCAAAGATTATGCAATTAATGAAAAACACAGGCACTTATGAAATTGGTGAGATCCCTGATGAGCTATCAAAAGAGGATGGAAACGGTGAGATTGTATTCATTTCACTTGCCGCTGATTTAGGTGGTATTATGAATACTGATGAAGATATTGAAGATGTAAGAATTGACTGGGCCATATCTGCGTATGCCGCAAACGGTGTAAAATATTCAATCGATCAAGGAGCAATCGGAACCTTTAAGAGAAAACATACAAAATCTAAAAAGGAAATTGAAAACGACCAAGAAAGGAAAAAATTCACATATATGCATGGTCAAGAAAATAGCGTCTGGCCTATTTTAGAGAAAATTATAAAAAGCGATTTTATTGGGCAAAGCGGAACCGAATATATTATTAGCATTTCGATAATTGATACAGGTCATTTTACAAGGTATGCAGACCAATTTATTAATATGTTTGACGGAAATAATCCTGTATATGGAATTAAAGGAAGGTCAGATAAAAAGTTTAGATCTGATTTAAAAGATACTCCAGCAGTTAAGAGAAGTCGAGAAAATCCTAAGTTATATATTGCAGAAGTTGATCAATTAAAAGATGAGCTTGCTAGTTACATGAAGCTAAGGAAAACAGATGATGGTACTCAGCCTCCAGGGTTTATGAATTTTCCAACTCCTAGGGATGGAAAATATAGTTTTAAGGACTATTTTAAACATTTTGAAAGTGAGCAAAGAAAGGAGGTAAAAGAAAACGGTCAAGTTGTAGGTTTTAAATGGGATAAAAAAAGCACAATGATAGAAAATCACTTTTGGGACGTTGAGATTTATAATTTAGCTGCTAAATATGTTTACATAGATCTAATCAAGCGAAGCAATCCTTCAAGGTTTAGGCATTTAGACTGGGCCAGCTTTGTTCAATTTGTTAGTACGTGAAAACTATTAAAAATAAAAAATAAATAGTTGCTATTATAAAACTTTGTGCTATATTAGCAATTTTAAAACAAATCTTAGGATAAAAATATTTTAAAAATAAAAAAGCTATTGCATGCCGCAATAGCTTTTTTATATATATTTGCATATATGGCATTAACAATTTATAGCATTTCTGAGTATATAACATCAAGAGCCAGCAATAAGGCGAGAATTGATGCATTACATGTGTTAATTGATGCAATGTATGATACTATGGCTGGAGCTATTGATGACTCTGGAACAGCTTCTTATACTTTAGATGATGGGCAAATGAAAATAAGTACAGAATTTAGATCGTTAGATCAGATAATTAAGGGAATAAACGCCTTAGAAACTCAGCTACAAATGTATATTAACCGCTATAACGGCCGAACAACCATATTAAGAGGTCGGTTAAACTATTAATTTATGGCTTGGAATGACTTTTTTAAAAAAGAATCTAATAAACATAGCGAAGCTAGTGGCAAAGATGCTCAGCAAAGCAATCTAAAAAAATTAGATCCCAATAGTTTTCGAGGTAATTATATGCCAGCTTTTCCTAGAACAAACAACCTAGTCTACTCTGCTGCTTTCGATGGTGAAAAAACTATTGGAGAGCTTGGTAATATTTACGATTTAAAGCCAGATCACTTAAAGTTAAGACTTCGGGCTTATGAATTAGATCTTAAAACTGATTTAGTTAAGCTAATTACTGGTAAATTCTTTAAATGGTGCGTTGGTACGGGTTTAAAGTTTGAATATGAGCCAGAAAACGAAGTTTTGCAATTACTAGGCTATAACCAAGTTAGTGACGAAA